CCTTGATGTCTGTAATAAGATCACCTACAGCATACACTGTAAGTTTATTAAGCTTCTGCATCATCTCTCTTTCAAGAGCTTCTTTTGTGTTCTCGTCCACAATAAGTTTACCTTCATCTTTCTTAGGAAGGTCTAGCAATAATCTATTGCCACGTAGTTGTTTGAAATCAGTCATTATACTTCAATATTAGTTAGTTTTTTAAATCTTAAAATATCATCACCTTTCAAATGAATATCTGATTGGAAGATGTCACGCTTACGTTGTACACCTACTACTTTGCCAGTCTTAGGATTGTGTGTAGGAACCTCCTCAACACGCTCGTGGATATCATCTAGTAAAATAACTAGCTCATCATCAAATGCAATGCTGCGAATTACCTTGTTTACATTAAAAGAGTCTGTAAACTCTTTATCACCCTCTTTACGAGTGTAGAAAAATTGATTTGTCATTGGTTTATTTTATTTAAAAGTTCAATACGTCTCTTGTTAACTTCTTCAAATTTATACATACATGATTCTACATCAGTATGCTCGTCCAAAGTTAATAAAATAATATTAGATTTATCATATTCTAGATCAGGATATTTACTCTTAGGAAGGATATGATGAAAGAATGTTGATAATGCTTCACCTCCTAGATAATCTCCACTCACTTCTGAGTAATGTTTGCGCTCTTTCCAGATTTCTAAGAATAAGTTTCTCATTGTCTCTATCTTAGTCTTCTGCACAAACATGTCACGCTTAACTGATATCAGTCCTCCACGTTTAGGAGTGATGGGTTTACGCTTGATGTGACTCAAACATAAACCCTTACTCCATACATTTTTCTCACAGCCTTCTACACTACAAGTCTTCACAATCTTCTTCTTCTACTAGGTTGTTCATTTCTCTATTTATATACCAGATCGCCTTCTTAAGGTCTTGCTTAGCGCTACCCTTCTTATTAGATCTAAGTATATACTTGATAGCATTACCTAGAGAGAATCCTAAGTCATAGTTCTCAATGATATCTATAACTTCCATGCCACCACTACCTTGGTAATGATCAGGATGATTTACCATCTCTCTATCTAGTATCTGTTTCATTACTTTACGTGCTCCATATGGATCTTTTAGTCTATGATTAATCTCCTCTTGACTCAGCTGACCTCTTTCATCCATTTCTAGCATAGCTTTTTTTCTTCTTGCAATCGCTTCTTGATGCATTTCTTCTTCTAGTTGATTAATTTCCTGTCGAGCCATGTCCTGCTATTCCTCTTTCTGTTTCTGATAGTTCATCTACCTCTACATATTTAGTTAATGGTACTGGCATAATTACAAGCTGAGCAACACGATCACCCACTTGATACCATCTAGTAGCTCCCTTTTTAACATTGAATGTTATAAAGATTTCACCACGATATCCAGAGTCTATAACGCCTACAGAATTAGCCATAAATAAATCTGTCTGACGTATAGAAGAACGTGGGAATACAAGTCCCACCATTCCTTCTGGTATCTCTACTGCTAATCCTACACCATATACAAGATGATCATCATGATTTGACATACTTGTAGCTACAAGATCTGCGCCTGCATCTCCTGGCTTACCAAACTTAGGCGTTTGTGCTTCCTGCACTAATTTCTTGAAGTGTACTTTCATGTTCTTCTATTTTAATTATTTCTTGATTAGATAGTTTATTAACAATTTCTTCTTTTAATGAATCAAAGAACTCAGGATGATCTATAAGTATTTTTGTAAATTCATCAAGATCATACTTAGTTTCTTTATATGTGATTGTCTTACCATACTTACGTAGGATTTCAAACTCACTAGCCATATCCATGACCTCTAACATACGATCAATACCTACGCCAAATACAATCTCAAACTCTACACCTTTGAAAGGAGGGGCCATCTTGTTCTTGATAGTCTTAATCTTGGTTAGATTACCATAAGCTTCTGTACCTTCCTTAGCAAGAGTCTTACTAACTTCTACACGCACATCACTATAGAACTTTAATGCATGGCCACCTTGAGTTGTTCTAGGATCGCCAAACATCACACCAATCTTCTCACGATATTGAGATACAACAATAACACATGTATTGTTTTTAGATAGGATGCCTTTCAACTTAGGATAGACATCACTGTTAAGCTTAGCCTTTCTACCAATAGAACTATCGCCTACATCACCATCTAAAACTTTCTTAGGGATTAAAGATGAATCAGAGTCAATGATAACAAGATCAATCTCACCAGTGTTAATCATATCCATAGCAATTTGAAAACCCTCTTCACCACAAGTTGGCTGAGCAATTAACATGCTTTCAATATCTACACCTAATGATGCAAAATAGTTAGGATCAACAGCATGCTCGCCATCAATGTATAAAACCTTGCCACCACTAGATTGACAGTTAGCCACAGCATGTCCACATATAGTAGATTTACCTGAACCCTCCCAGCCTACAAGTTCATAAAGTTTCCCTTTAACGAAACCTCCTACACCTAGAGCGATGTAGTCAAATGCAATAGATCCTGTAGAAATAAGATCATATTCATTATGGTTTTTATCACCTAGTGATAGTATGGTACCCACGCCATACTTTTTGTTGAGCGCGTCTAATGCGTCCTCCAGCTTAGATTTACCTGAAGCTGCTTCTGTTTGTTTTTTTGCCATTTCGTTTATTTTTTTGTTATATAAAGATACAAAATATTCATTAAAAATAAAATAGCCTAGAAGCAAAACCTCTAGGCTATTTGGAATTCTCCACAATCTAAATACTAATCTTTAGATCCCTTAACCCACTTAGGAGTGTAAGGACAATTTAAGCATTTACTGCCACAACATGACCCTCTGCTTGCTAAGAATTCCTTAGACAAGCTCGCAGGCACCTCCACCACAGGCAACTGATTCGTTGAAGTTAACTGTATCATCTAGCTCTTTAATTTTAGTGATATCGATCTCTTTTAATTCACCAATACGTGAATTATATTGCTCTTCAGTGATGTCCTCAAAAGGAGCTTGCTGATAAGAACCACCCCAATAAGGTAGTACAGACAAACCATTATAGAATTCACGATTCTCCCACATCCAATCACCTACAATCTTCCACTCATCTTCTTTAACAGAGATGGTAGCGCTTACATTATGAGTGTTCTCACCATCTATGTGTCCTGAACCAATCCAATTGGTAGAGAAATGTTTAACTCTCTCTAATGTATCAAGAGCTGTCTCAGTACGAAGGATAGAATCCTCTGGCGCTTTAACAGGAATACGTACACAGATGGTATCTTGTGGGCGTAACACATCATCCTCAACTAACTCTGGATGATTAGTCATTAGATACTGTGCAATGTCTTCATTCTTGTTGAAACGCATTGTACGTAAATAATAATCATTATGCCAAGCATGTATACCAGAAGCTGTTCCTAACACTAGAGATGTAGTACCTGAAGGTTTGACACAACTAATACGAGCTGCTTCATTAATGCCAGTTTTCTCAGAGATCATCTGATTAACTTTCTTAGCTACAGTAGCTGCCATCTTTAAGTCGTATTTCATAATCTCACCACTTCCTATACCAGTCATACCAATACCTAATAAGGCATCATGTTGAGTTGTTTTAGCCCAGATAGGACGAAGATAATGAAAGTCAGTAAAGCCTGCCTGTAATGTGCCAAAGAATGCAGCTGCGCCTACACGATTGTTAAGATCATACTGGTCTTCTATATCACTTACATTAACCTCACACAAGTTACAGAACTGATAAGGACGTAGAGCAATCTCACAACATGGGTTGGTTCCCCAATCTTGGTTATTAGTCCAATACAATCCTGGTTCTCCACTTCCTGATGCTTCTACACGTTTCCATAGAGCAAAGAAGTCTTCTTCTGTAACTTGTCCACGTGGTAATACAGCAGAGTTGTTAGCACGTCCACGTTGTTCATTAGTCTCCCACCAATTTCCATACTTACATGTAATCATCTCTTCATCTGTGTAATCAAATAGAGAGATCATGGCTGAGCGACGAATACCACCAGCTAACACTGAGTTAGCAATGTGACATAATATATCATGGCACTCTAGAGGTGATAATGTTTCTCCTGGTTGCTTTCTATCTAAGATGGCTTGAACATGTACTAAGCACAACTTCAATGGTTCTGGTCCTGGTGCTTTACCACCTGCTGTTACAAGACGTGCACCTTTCTCACGAATAGCACGAAAGTCAAACTTAGGCATGAACCCACCTTCTAAATAAGCTTTCATTAGCACCTTTACAGCATCAGCCCATCCCATAATAGAATCTTCGATGAGATAGTTACGAGGTTTACCTGGTTTAGTGATGTCTGGTAGTTCACTAACGTGATGATATTGTACTGAATAGCCTACACCTGTACCACCTAATAATAAGAACATGGATTCAGAAAAGCTATGTAAGCTATCAATAGGAAGATAACAACAGTTGTAAATACGAGCGTTGTTAACTTCAGCAGCAGCACCAGCAAACTGTAGTGCTCTCATAGAAGGCAAGATCTTCTTGTCTCTAATCATTGGAATAGACTCCTTGATTGACTCCTCTAAATAAGGATACTTCTTGATCATCATTGCCTCATAGCGACCAATGATTTCATCCCACGTCTCTCTCCTGTTTAGCTCAGGAATAAATTTTGCATACTTGCTAAAAACTGTAATTTTACTCAAGGCTTCTAATCCTAAATCCATATGTTTAATTGTTTATGTGTTGTTAAAAAAATAAGGGCCACAAATGTAACTTTGTAACCCTTACCAAACAACCACTTTTAAAAATTAACTTTAACTATTTTCCTTATCAATAATTGAATTAGTTAGTCTAGTTTCTAGCATACCTATTGCTGTAATAATTGCTTCTTTTTCAGTTTTCTTTCTTGTCAAAGACATCAATGTATTACCTACTGAAACTGTATCTGTAATAATAGTATAACTAAAAGTTTTACCTTTTTCTGTCATGATATTTATAAACAGTGATTGATCATCAAAGAAATCAAATAGGTTTCTAGGATTACCATCAAGGATAGCGCCAACATTACTATTGTCTATTCCTTCTTCTCTGATGCTTTCCTTAAAGTCTTCAGGTAATCCTTCATGCTTTAAAGATTCAATCATCATTTCTAAATAATAACTACAAATAAGTTTAGCAGATTCTGGGTTCTGCTCTAATAATTCTATTCCTTTCATACTAATTCTTCTTGTTTAATTTTGTCTAAATCTAATTCTTCATTACCTATATCAAAACCATTCCATACTTCCATATTTTCTGTAAACTCCATATCAAGTCTATCTTCCCAATATTTACGTAAGTCTTCTGTTTTATTAAAGATTCTAAATTGCAAAGAAATCTCATCTCTATGTAAACCACTTTTTATAATCTTAATAACTTTAGGAAAAGAATCTTGAAACTCTTTAGATGTTTGAGAATACAAACCTTCTCTAACAAGCGCAAAGTCATTCTTCCATTTCTTATCTAATGTGTATACAACAACTACAAAA